CTTGCATTTGCTAACGCTCTAAAAGTTACTTCAACCATAGCTCCTTCATCTGCGTAAGATGGAGTATAACCAGTAATAACGCACGTAGGCATATTAAAAGATAAGCTAGAGCCTTGCTCTACTACGATAGGAACGTTAGTAGCCATCGTAATATACTCGTTAATATGATTCATCGCTAAATTGTCAAGTTTATATGTAACTGAGCCAGTTAAATCGAAATTACCACCTCTTACATATCCGTCAGTTTCTCCAGTAGTAGCTCTTTGCCCTATTCGACTTGCCGGATTACTTATTGTTACTGAAAATGCAGATACTACAATAGCATCTCCGCCCAGCGTTGTCGTTCCACAATCAAACAATCCTAAACTATAATCTGGAGTTGTTGTTGCCGGCGATGTTCCTTCTGCACCTATCGTTGGTTTATATCCAGACATTAAAGTTCCAGCCATACTAGGTCGTCCGGCGTTTGTATTCATATCCATTGATATAGTAAGGTCTTGCAGAATTGCAGAATGCATAAATCTATCTTCATCTGTATTTGGGCTATGTAGTACTAGATTTAAACAGCTATCACCAGTTGCAACGCCGTGTGACAAATCTGTTGCATCTAAATTTCCAGCTACGACTGCTTGGGTTGATGTATCTGCTACTTGTGTAATATTCCCTAATAATACTTGCATTAGAGCTTCATGTTCACATAACCAATCAAACCCCCAAGTCCATGTGCCGGAACCATATTGTGCTATATGGTCGGTTTGTGCTTGTATTCTTCTACCAGTTCTTATATAATCTGTTCTTTGGAATCCAGCGTCAAAGGCGATATCGTTCACTGATGTTTGACGCATCTCGTGTGCAGTACCAGAGTGATTCGCGGTACCTAATGCTACAGATGACAAATCAGCTTGAGCGATAGTGGCCTTAAACTCTCTTCCAGAATAATTTTGAGGCATTGTTTACTCCTTATTTTTTAGTTACTTTCTTGTTTTTAATTAAGGCCTCTAAAGCTGGTGTCAAATCATCGACTTCAACCTTTTCACCTCTTTCCATTTTTTGGAAATTTGTAAAGCCTAGTTCTTTGAATTTTTCAAAACTAGTTATGCTTTTAAATTTTTCTCCCGCCACTAATGTAATTTTGTTTCCTTTTTGCGCTGTTTTTGCCATATTTTTCTCCTTTTGGCTATCTAAATATAATTATATTTTTTGGGTTGTTATACAAGAAAATTCCATAGCTATAGAATGTAAGTTGTCAATCTCAGCTTCATCTTCAGTTAATTGCTCAAATACCACATTATCGATTACAGCGTCCCACCATTGGGGTCTACTTGATAAAGGCGGGTAAGTTTTATTGTCATAAATTAATTGGTATATATTATCAAAATCGTTAAAAAATTGTTCGTACAATCTATCATCCATTGATTTAGATTTACAATAAAGTACGATTTCTAAAGTCTCTGAACGTCTCCATTCATCACTCCCCAATCTATCTTCATGATTAACGCTTATTGGAAATATTCTAATACCTAGATTCCCAGTTTCTTTATATATCGGAGATACATAAGTTGGGTATATGTCTAGCTCTGTCTTTATAAGTTTTTGCAGTCCATTAGCTGTTCCGGACCATAATTTACTTTTATAATCTGTATCTAAAGTTTTTGGCATTATTTAGCTTTAAATTCCTTCTTTTTTCCGCCATGATATATGTATGCATGGCCATTATCAATTAACTCTTTATTTAACAAAACTCCATCTACAAATAACTCACCTAGTACTCGACCATATTTACCTACACCATAAGAGTCTAATATTATCTCATCGGCTCCTAATAGCCTATTTTCGGTAAATTCTTTAGCTTTTAGACCTTTAGCCTTCTCAGCCTTATCTCTTGTCCTAGATTCCCACGTATCAACGCCGTAAAATCTTATTCTTTTTTTTACGCCTATATTAAATCCTAAATCTATAATAGCATCTATCGTATCGCCGTCGACTATTTTAGTTATCTTAGATATTTTATATGTTCTTTTTTTCATGTTCTTGTTAACCTCATTGAACTTACAGACGATATTGGTTTTGATGCAAGTCTCCCCCTAACTTCTATTTCATACTCATCATTTATACTTGCTGTACTAGATACGGCATTTACACCGCCCCACCTAACATACATACCAGAGCCTATAGATTGATAATCTCCATCTATAATCTCACTATCTACAACCAAGTCCGATTTTAAATTATC